GGTCACGATGTAGAGGAATTTATAGGTGTAGTCAAACGTCACGGCGCAAGTGAAAACGTCAAGCGACTTGTTGAGGTGGCGAAGCAAGCGCCGTTTGTGTCAGACATGAGCATCACTCGATGTTGTGGAACATGCGTTATTAGTTGAGCCTTTTGGCTCATTTTTTTGGCTATTTAGGTTGACGTAGGTTGACAGGATTGAGGATATGGCGGCACTAAAAAAAGAGATAAAACTCTTTATAGTTCGCTCACTTGCCGTATTTAATACACCCACTGAAACTGCTGAGCTCGTCAACCAAGAATACGGCGTAAAAGTAACCAAGCAGCAATGTGAAAAATACGACCCAACAAAACGAGCAGGTGAGAATCTAAGCGAAGAACTTAGAATTGATTTTGAAAAAACTCGTGAAATGTTTTTGGGTAAGCCTGAGGCAATTCCAATTGCAAATTTAGCGGTGCGTCTACAGCGGTATGAAAGCCAATATCAAAAGCATGGGAAAAACCGAGTAGCAGCACTAAGTATTCTTAAACAAGCTGCTGAGGATATGGGCGGCAAGTACACCAATAAGACTGAGATTACGGGCGCAGGTGGTGGGCCATTACAAAGTGAAAATGTTACCTATGTGACTGCTACCGATGAGCAGGTAAGGCAGGCGATAGATGAACTCGAGAGCGAATATTGATCCTGTAAAAGCCAAAGCTAAAAGGATTAAGTGTGAGGATGAGCACTTATTTTTCACAAGGGCATTCTTTTTGCCTCGAATGGGCTTTAAGTTTTCAGTCAATTGGCATCATGAATATATTGCAGACAAGATTGATCAGGTCATATCGGGAAACGTTAAAAACCTTGTTATTAACGTTCCACCTGGTTCGGGTAAAACCGAACTATTAACAAACCTTATTGCCCGTGGTTTAGCTAGAAATGCTCGATCACGCTTTCTGTATTTGTCGTTTTCACAGTCTTTAGTTGAGGATGTATCTGCAACGGCGCGAAACATTGTTAAATCGGTCGATTTCCAAAGCCTATGGCCGGTCAAAATCTCAACCAGTACCGATGCTAAGTCTAGTTGGAAAACCACAGTTGATGGATACGATGCAGGGCATGTTTATTCGGCTTCGATGGGTGGGCAGGTTACAGGTCGCCGTGCGGGTACATTAGCAAATGAGGGCTTTACGGGTGCAATCATTCTTGATGACCCATTAAAACCTGAGGATGCATTTAGTAAGTCAGCGCGTAAGAAAGCCAATCGTAAGATCCTCAATACAGTCAACTCACGGAAAGCCAAGTCAGACACACCAATTATTCTGATCATGCAGCGTTTACACGTTGAAGATCCAACTAATTTTGTCATGACTGGAAATGTGCCTGGTGATTGGGAACAGATAAGCATTCCGGCTTTGATCGATGATGATTACATCAACCAATTGCCTGAGCATATCCGTTGTAAAGTTCCGCGAGATGTTGAGCGTGATCAACATGGTCGTCAAAGCTACTGGCCATTAAAAGAATCTCTTCAATCGTTACTGCAGCTTGAGAAAGGTGGCGAGGACAAAGACGGCGCTATTGTTTCTCGTTATACGTTTGCAAGCCAATACATGCAGAATCCTAAAAAGCTAGGCGGCGACCTAGTTAAGGCTGAATGGTTCCCGCGATATGAGGAATTACCAGTACTTAAGTGGCGTGGAATCTGGGCAGATACAGCACAGAAAATTAAAAAGCATAATGACTTTTCCGTATTCCTATGTGCAGGTCTTGGGTATGACAATAACCTCTACATCATTGATTTAAAGCGCGGTAAATGGGAGGCGCCAGAATTATTAAAAGAGGCTAAGTCCTTTATTAATAAGCATAAGGAAAGCAATACCAAAATAGGCAAGCTTAGGTATATGGCAGTAGAGGATAAGGCTAGTGGTACTGGATTAATTCAAACTATTGTTAAAGAAACGACATTGCCTATTAGGGCGATCCAGCGCGATGAGGATAAGCTCTCAAGGACTATGGACGTTATTCTGTATGTTGAAGATCGCCGTGTATGGTTGCCTGCAAACGCACCATGGCTTTTGAATTACATAGAAGAGATTGAAGGGTTGACTGCTGATTGGACACATGACCATGACGACCAATGGGACCCGACCATTGATGCAATTAATGATTCATTAGCAAGCAAGCCAACTGTATTTGATTAGGAAAAATTATGTCTGAGACTAAAAAGGCCGATGCGATTGGCGATGCAGGAGCTTATACAAATTTTGTTTCCAACATTGGGACTGAGCGTGACAAGGCATCACATGGGCATTTCGTTAAGAAGGTTATTCCCGATGAACAACTTGAAGCGGTCTATCAACATTGGCTTGCCAAGCGAATTGTAAACCGTCCTGCCAGTGATATGTTGCGTGCTGGATGGTTCTATGAAGGGATTCAGGATAAAGACCTGACCAAGCTAGAAGATGCCTGTAAGCGGTTTAATTTTGACAATGTTCTATTGTCTAGTTTGGTTTTATCTCGCTTGTACGGCGTTGCATACATTTTGCTAGGTACAGTTGATGGTGGTGATCTTGATCAGCCTTTTGACTTAAATAAGTTAGGTATTGGCCGTTTAGAGTTCTTCACCGTACTAAAGAAAAAGTACATTGAGGCAGACACCACTAAATATTTACCTCCGAGTAAAAGTGGGGGCCTCATTAAGCAACCTGAGTTTTACAAACTCAAGCTAGATGGGCAATCGACACAACGGATCCACCACACACGTCTTATTAAATTTAGTCATGCTGATGTTGTCAATGAAGAGCCGCAGAGTGTATTGCAAGAAGTTTATGAGGAACTGCTAGACCATGCTGCAGTTAAAAAGGGCTCGGCCAGTTTGGTCCATGAATCAAAGATTGATGTGATTAGTACACCAGGGTTGGTGGACAAAATCAGAGATGATATGAAGGCGGTAGCTGAACGATTCTTGAGTGTAGGCCTGTTAAAGAGCCTTAACGGTATGATCGTTTTAGATAAGGAAGAGGAATACGAGTCTAAGGTGTATAACTTTGCAGGTCTGCCAGACATGATGCGTGAGTTCTCTATTCAAACGTCTGGTGCAGCTGATATCCCTTATACCATTCTATTTGGCCAATCACCTGCAGGCATGAATGCCACGGGTGAACATGACACCCGCAACTATTACGACAGCATAGCCACAAAGCAAACATGGATGCTTAAGCCTTTTATGATGCGGCTTTTAGCTGTGATTTGTCAGGCGACTTTTGGGCGATTGATACCAGGGCTTGGTATTGTGTTCAATCCATTATGGCAGCTTGACGCTAAAGTTCGATCTGAAGTGGAAAAGGCAAATGCTGAGCGCGATGCAAAATATCTCGATATGGGTGTTATTACTGAGCCACAGATTGCACGGCAGCTTCTAATTGATGAGGTTTACTCTGTGATTGATGAGGCCCATATCAAGCAACTTGAATTAATGGTGACCTTAGATGACGACGATAATCCAGATTCTGAAACCCCACCTGCAGGAAGCGAAGAAACGTAAAAAGGGGCGTAAGGCTACCAAACTTAGAGCGGTGAAAGTAAACCGCCGAATAGAGTTTTATTACATGCGGCAATTGCTGGCCATTTCTAAATATTGCCAGGATCAGACTAAGGAATTAGTCATACCTACAGTAGGTCAGAATATTGGTGATGCTTGGTTTTCTGACATGATTGCTGCGTTTAGAGTAAAACTTACTAAGTATGTAATCGAGATTGCTAGGCCAATTGCTCAGAAAGTTGTTGGAGATACTAGCAAAGAAGTGGACAAGCAAATTGCTGAACATACCAAGTCAATTATCGGGGTGGACCTAACGCCGTTTTATCGTGCTGCCGATATTCAGGATGTGGTTGATGCTAATATTGAGGCGAACGTTGCTTTAATCAAATCGATACCGAGTCAATATGCTGATAAGGTTGAGGCGCTTGTACTTAATGCACTGCAGACTGGCCAAACAAATGAAGAGTTAGCAAAGGAAATTACAAAGCTTGGTCGTAGCACTGATTATCGAGCTCGTTTAATTGCCGCAGATCAGATGGGTAAGATTAATGGTCAGATCAACAAGACTCGTCAACTATCCATGGGTGTTGAAACTTACATATGGCAAACAGCTAAAGATGAAGACGTGCGGACAGATCATCGACTCAAGCAGGGTAAGACGTTCCGTTGGGATTCACCTCCAACAGGTGGACATCCAGGTGAACCTATTCGTTGTCGTTGCACGGCGTTGCCAAATTATGAGGATATTTTAATTGGTTAGCTTATACTGTTTAAAATAATTTATAAAAAAGGGGGTAATGGTGGCTGAGGGTAAAGAGAGGGATAGAGCTGAGATAAAGGAAAAAGCAGATCAATACAAAGTTTTATTTGATTTTTATAAAGCTGAATATGAGGCGCTGAGAAATGAATTTTACAAAGTAGAAGATAAGGCAGCTAAATACCTAACATCATTATCGGTGTTATCAGGAATTTTACTAGTGTCGTTTAAGGGTGTTGTTAGTGATTTTCAACCTACCTTTTTATCTTTAGCTCAGATTTTCATTTTATGTGTGTTGGTCGTAAGCTTATCAACTTCATGGCGATTTATATTTATGGTTTTAAAGCCGGTAGATCTCAAGACTTTTCCGTACACTCAAGATGGTATTGATTATTTTAATAAGGTAGACCTAGATGTTTTTTATTATTCAATGTCGATTGAGTATGTTGGCATAATTAGTACTTATAAGATTGCGATTAGTGAGAAAACTGAGTTCTTAATCAAAGCATTTTCTGAAATTAAATTATCAGGTTTGGCTTTGCTGCTCTTCCTTAGCTTGATTTTTGTTAGTAATGTATTCTGATCTTAATTAACATCTAAGGAAAATCATGAGCAATAGCAAACCACCTGAATATGTGCCGCCACCGCAAGCAGAACTAGTCACCAAGTCTAAAGACAAGCCGGCTAAACCGAAATAATTAGTTTTGTAAATTAACCCACCAGTTGGTGGGTTTTTTATTACCCAAAGAAAGGTGATGTATGTGCTGTAATAAATGCTGTGCTTGTTCCTATGTTAAAAGTTCAGGCTATCAACCCAAACCAATACCAGTTTCATCTGATTTTAAAACGTCTGCAATAGTCATTTTTCCACCAAAGAAACCTTAGTAGACCACCTTCGGGTGGTTTTTTTTGAGCGCAATTTATGAAAATAATTTATCAACTCAAAGTTGGTGACTTTGCGCCAAGCGAATCCTCACGTTCATTTACCAAAGAAGGGTATTTGAAATGCGTCAACGTTCGCTTGGCCAAAGCACCTCAGGTACGCCAGTACCAGGCATATGAGTTTCCTAATCTGGATGGTTTTACACCTGATCAGACGATTAATGTCTATACGCCAGCAGACGAGCTTTTTAAGCCTGAAACTGTCCAAAGCTTCAATGGCGTAGACGTTACTGACTACCACCCACCCAAGAATGAGATTAACGCATCTAATTGGAAGGATTACCACATTGGCTATTGTGAGAACGTGCGCCAAGAGGGTGATTACCTGGTTGGGGATTTACTCATTAAGGACAAGATCAGTATCGATCTTATTCAAAGTAATGAGCGTATCGAGATGTCACTCGGTTATGCAGCAATTTTAGTTCTTGAGCAAGGTACGGCACCAGATGGTACGCCTTATCAAGCTAAGTTTATCAATTTTTACGGCGATCACATGGCGCTGGTGAAATACGGTCGCTGCGGTGGTGATTGCCGCATCGGTGACCAAAACCAAAATCATCCAAACGAGGATAAAACAATGGAAGTATCGGTAAACGGAATGCGTTTTGACATTGGTGATAACAAAGCCCTGGCAGATGCATTAAAGATTCAAGAAGAGCAGCTGAAGAACCTTAAAGCTGCAAAATTGAAAGTAGGTGATCAACACTTTGCGATTGGGGATGAATTAACAGCTGTTCAAGCGGTTGTGGATAAACTCCATACAGACAAAGCCACACTTGAGCAAAAAGTTGGGGATTTGGAACGAAATCAGATTACACCTGAAAAGTTGGAACAAGCGGCTACAGAACGAGCTACGGTTATTGCTGATGCTAAAGCATTGGTGCCAACGATTAAAACTGAAGGTTGCAGCTGTGAGCAGATCAAACGTGATGTGATTGCTGCTAAAGCCGGTGATGCTTTGGTAGGTGCATTATTAGGATCTGTTTCGGTAGGTGATGCCAAGCCTGAGCAGATTGATACCGCTTTCCGTGCTCTATCTGCAGTTAAGGGTACGATACCAACCAATCCTGTAGGCGATGCATTGAATCGTCAACAACACATTAAAGCAGGTGATGGTAAACCTGCCGGTGGTGAGGGTGATGAGCAAATCTATAGCAAAGAAGATGCATACAAAACAATCTAAGGGGATGTAAATCATGGTTAAGCAATATGATGCGGCACCAGGTATGAAGTTTCACCTCATTGGACCAGAGGATATTTTATCTCTACCAGTTGCAGGTTCAGTCTTGCTGAATGATGGTGATGTGGTGGTTCGTAGTACAGATGGTAAAACAGTATCGTCTGTAACTGGTGCGACCAATACAAAGTTTGGAATTATCTTACGTCATGGTGTTGGTAAGTCTGGAAAAAACAGTGCAGGAAAGGAAGCCTATCAAGCAACGGATATCGCACCAGTTATGACTATAGGTTCGATTTACGTGAAGGTAACAGCACCAGTAACAGACATCAGCGCCAAGGTATATGTCAAAACCGCCAATGGCACAGTGCCAGCGCCGCTGGGTTCTTTATCTCCAACTGCAACAGATGGTACCGAGTTACCGAACGCATCTTGGGAAACAATTTCAAATGAGCAGGGCTTAGCCGCTGTTCGATTACGTGGGGCATAATAATTATGAGTAAATTGGCGGCAATGAAGCTACGTTTAACGCCTGTAGCTCAAATGGTTCAAGCAAATATTGGCGATGCATTTAACATTGATGCATTGGCCCAACTATTCGTTAAGTTGGAAGAATTTAACGATATGGATCCACAGCTTCAACAAGTCATGGATTATGCAAAGTACATTCCAGTTAAAGCTGTAAGTGGCGTTTACGGCGGTGGCGAAGTCTTAACCCGTAAAAAGGGTGTTGGTATCGGTAAAGAGTATTCGGGTACGGGTAATTATATTCCTGTAGCTGAAGTTGATTATGATACCGTTTCACTACCAATCAAGGTGGGTACCATCAGTTATTGGTATTCAGTGCTTGAGTTAGAAACGGCTCAGAAGCTGAATGTTACGCTAGAGGCGGATAAGGTTCAGGCGGCACGTTTAGCAGCTGAGAAGCATTTAAGCAACATTGCTTGGTATGGTAACGAGCAAACAAATATTAAAGGCTTTCTAAATCAAACAGGGGTAACAGTTGTTACCGCTCAACATAGTTGGGCTACAGCAACAATTGAAGAGGTTTTAGGTGACTTCAATTCAAGCTTGGCCGATGCTGAAGATCAGATTGATGGTGATGTCTCAGTACAACCAGATACTTATTTGATGGCATCAAATCAATATAAGCATCTTTCAACTCGAATCGTTCCAGATTCTGGTGGTAAAACTTTCTTGAAGTTCATTGAAGAAAATAACATTTTTGCCACCCAGAATAAGCCATTAACCATCCGTGGTTTAGGGCGTTCCAATGGCAAGGGTACGGCAGGTGCTGACCGCTCTATCATTTACCGTCGTGATCCGTCATGCATTCAAATGAAGTGTAATGATGTGACTTTCTTGGCAGCCCAACCTGTAGGACTGGATATCAAAGTACCTGGTCACTATAAATACCAGGGCGTATGGTTGAAGCGTGTTGACTCACTTCGTTACTTGGACCACGCATAAGGATTAAAAGAACATGAAATATTCATATACGTATAGCGGCTCTCAGGCCGCTTTTGTTTTTTCTGGTCTTGCTGTTTTTCCTGCAGGTGTATCAACGTTAATAGATGCTGATATCCATAAGAAGCTTCAAGACAACAAATTTGCGCAGCATTTGATTGAGTCAGGTGAAATTGATGTTCAAGAAATTGATGTGCCAAGTGAATCTAAATCAGCTGGTAAAACAGGTGGGCGCGGTACTACTGGTAAAGGAAAGCAAAATGATGCAGCCGCAGATGCTGCTAAGGCAGCGGATGATGCACAAAAAGCCGCCTTGGAGTCAATCAAAGCTGAATTAAAAGAGCTTGAGGTTACATTTAGTGATGATGAGTCACTTGAGCAGTTACAAGCTAAATTGGCTCAAGCCAGGGAGTAAGGTGTCTGATGGACGTACAAACGTTTCGCCAAAAGTTTGCCCACGATACTGCATTAGTCAACATATCAGATCCTGTCATTCGGGATGCTTTGGAAGAGGCTGAGCTGGTTGTGTCACAGCTTGAGTTTGGCGCACTTAAAGAACGTGCTGTAGGTCTGTATGCAGCACATATTCTTAAAGTTGAAACTAACAGTAAGGGCGGTGGTGCGTTTTCAAACGCATCCAGCATGACAATTGCTGGCCAGAGTGTGAGTTATTCACGATCGCAAAAAGAAACGTTCTTTGATCAGAGCATTTATGGTCAGCGTTACCTTGCCTTAAAAAATTCCATTCCAATTGATGATAAAGGCACAAACCCTAATCGTTTAGGTGTGGGTGCCTTTGTTGTATAGGAGAAAATACATGCGTTTTAAATATCAAGCACCAACAGGATATAAAGCAACTACCTTAGCAATTGCTGGCCAAGATCTGGAAGTTAAAAACGGCGTTGTTGAATCACAGGATGACATCATCCGACTTCTAAAGCCTTTAGGTTTTGAGCGATTTGTTGAAGCGGTAGAAACCAAGAAATCGGCTGCAACTGCTAAAGAGTAATAGTCTATGAGCGATACTCGTGTTGATGTCCACGTCAATTTTGACGATATGAATGATCGCATTAGATTTGAAATAAGACGCACGATTAACGCTCTTACTTTAAGGCTGCAGCGAACAATTCAGGAAGATATGTTGAGTGGCCAGAGGCTAAAGGTTCAATCTGGTCGCTTGCGTGGATCTGTTTCATCCAAAGTGGATGAGGATAAAGACTGGATCGAGGGTACAGTTGGGGCCGGCGGCGCATTGGTTCCATATGCTTTTGTGCATGAGTTTGGTTTAAATGGTTCTATGGGGGTGAAGGCCCACCTACGCACGATTAAGAAAGTTTTTGGTCAACCGATATCACCGACTCAGATCAATGTACGAGCGCATTCAAGAAATGTCAGATTTAGTGAATTGCGTTTTATGCGCGATTCATTGGATATGATTGGGCGTATTGCACCACGTAATATTGATGCCGCAATTCAAAGAGGTGTAGCAAGTGGATAGTGAAGCAATATATCAAGCATTGTTTGATCGATTGAATACTCATGTTAACGGTGTAGTAACTATCAGTCGCCGTTTACGTCATTTTAATAACGTGCAGTCTATTGAACGTCCTGCATTGTTTATTACTCAGGGCAACCAACAAGAGGGGTCGGTAAAGGGCTTAAATGCAAAGATAGAGCTTGCTGCTGAGTTGTATCTCTATATTCATGAAGCGGATAAGAATAAACCACCTTCAGCGCAATTAAATGTATTTGTCGATCGTGTGCGTGCTGCAATTAAACCTGATTTCCCTGAAATGTGTGAATACCAGACCTTAGGGGGATTGGTTGAGCATTGTTGGATTGACGGAACAATTGAAGTATATGAAGCGGTTGAGAATATGCTTGATGACCAGGCTATTGCAATTATTCCCGTCCGTATCCTCACAACCAATTAAACATAATTCATTCAATGACCGCCATATGGCGGTTTTGTCATTTTTGAGAGGTCAAAATAATGGCTCAGTATTTATTCGGTGCTGGCAAGATCTTTGCCACACCAATTCAAGATGTATATGGTCAGCCGATCAGTAATCCCACACCCGTTGAAGTTGGCGTCTTACAGTCTGTTTCTGTAGATATTAGCTATGACTTAAAGGAACTCTTTGGCCGTGGCCAATTTGCTGTTGATGCAGCACGTGGTAAGGGCTCAATTAAGTGTAAAGCTAGTTTTGGTCGTATCAACGGCACATTACTTAACTCGATTTTCTTTGGCGGTGTAATTGCCGAGGGTGGGATTGAGACAATTGCGCAAACCATTAACGGTGAAATTGTTCCAGCGGGTGGCCTTCTAACTCCTGTGGTTCCTAATGCCGGAACGTACGTTAAGGATCTAGGTGTTACAGATTCAAAAGCGGTACCAATGAAGCGTGTCGCTAGTGCACCAACAACAGGTCAATACAGTGTTGATGCTGCAACTGGTGCGTATACATTTGCTACAGCAGACGTAGGTAAAACTGTATTTATCAGCTTTAAATACTCGGCAACCGTGGCGGGAGCTAAGCAGATCACTGTATCTAACTTGGATATGGGTTATACGCCAGAGTTCGCCGTAAACCTGCAGCGTGATTATAAGGGCAAGTTTATGGGCATGGAGTTCTTCCGGAATGTCAGTAACAAACTTGGTTTTAGTTCTAAGCAGGATGATTACGACATTCCTGAGTTTGAATTTCAACCAATGGCTGATGATCTAGGCCGCGTATTCAAAGCAACATTATCGGAGTAAGAGCAGATGCAATTTAAACAAGTTGATAATCCACGTGGTAAAGAACTCATCATAGATGGCAAGCCACTGATGTTTGCACCATTATCATTAGGTGCGATTGAAAAGCTGCTACCTGCTTTGCAAAGCTTTGAGCCTTCAAATGTTGGATTGGTGATCGATGTAGCGCATAAATCACTTAAACGGAATTATCCTGATATTTCCCGTGATGATGTTGCGGATCTCATCTATATGGACCAGTTAGAAGAGGTGATAGGTGCGGTAATGTCGGTATCTGGTTTGCAAAACAAAGAGGTTAAAGGGGAACAGCAGGGGGAATAGATTGGGAGGAGTTATATACACATTTGGTGCTTACATTAGGGCGTGATTATGATTATGTTCGAGATGAGGTCGATTTAATTAGGCTCAAAGCACTAAATGAGTATCAACGAGAATACCCTCCCACAAATATTGGTGTTCAAAGGCTTTGCCGTATATTAGAAGCATTTATTGGAATAGAAGATAATGCCAAAATATCAGATATCACAGATGATGAAGATGATCTGATGGAAGTTCTGAATAATTTCCCTCAGGGTGGTTAAGGCTACCCTGAAGTTTTGTGTGACAATGCGTAATCAGTTTGATAAATTATTCTTACTTTATAATAACCGGTGAAATCATGGCTTTAATTAATTGTAAGGAATGTGGTGCGCAGGTTAGCACACAAGCAAAAAGCTGCCCTAGTTGTGGGGCTAAAATTAAAAAACCAACATCAATTATTACTTGGATATTTTTAGGTTTAATCGTCTTTGGAATCATTGGAGCTATGATTGGTGGTGAGAATTCTAATTCAAATTCATCAGCATCTGGGGAACCTTCTTTATCTCCAAAAGAACAAGCGCTTAAAGATTTAGATTTTAAGTTTGATTGGAGCAAAGGGGGATTTGATAACATTATGATGATTGATATGACAATTAAAAATAATGGAAAGTCGGATATCAAAGATTTCACAGTTGAATGTGAGCATACATCGAATAGTGGAACTAAAATTGACAGCAATAAACGCCAAGTTTTTGAAATTATTAAAGCTGGTGAAACGAAGAAATTTCAAGAATTCAATATGGGCTTTATACACCAACAGGCAACATCATCAAGTTGTGGAATCACAGATTTAGTAATTATGTGATTAATTTTTATGCAAAAAATAGCACCCTAAGGTGCTCTTTTTCATCATCATCTTAAACAAGTATAGCCGACCGTATTAGGTCGGTTTTTTATTGCCTGAGGAAAAATGGAATGGCAGACAATCGTGTTGAGGTGCGTGTTGGCGCCAGAACCTCAGAACTCGAACAAGGCATGAATGATGCTGAGCAAATTGTTGAAAATGCTGCAGACAATATTGAGGACACAGGAAGAAATATTGACTTTATACCCGATTTCTCAAGTTTTAGAAGCAGTATAGATTCAATAACTCAATTGGTCACAACAAGATTTGAAGAGGTAGGAACATCAATATCAGCAAGCTTCACTCGTAGTTTCGCGATGGTTGGGCTTGGAATAACTGCAGCTGTAGGCACAGCAATGATTGGTTTGGCAAATTTAACTAATCAGGTTGGCGAAGCATCTAAGGAGTTGGAAAATCAAGCTCGTTTGGCTAATGCGACTACTACAGAATTTCAAGAATGGGCTTTTGCCGCTAAGAAAGTATCAGTTGAGCAAGATAAGCTTTCAGATGTCATGAAGGATGTGAACGATAAGTTTGGTGACTTCATGCAGACGGGCGGCGGGGAGATGGCTGACTTCTTTGAAAAAATTGCACCAAAGGTCGGTGTTACTGCTAAAGAGTTTCAAGGCTTATCTGGTCCACAAATCCTAGAAAAATATTACCAGACGCTTCAAAAGGCGAATGTATCGCAAGCGGAAATGACATTTTATATGGAGTCTTTGGCTGATGATGCAACTTTGCTAGCACCACTACTAGAAAATAATTCAGATAAATTAAAGGACTTCTCACAGCAAGCGCATGATCTAGGTTTAGTGATGGACGAACAGGCCATTCGTGCCACAAAAGAATTTAGTTCTGCACTTGGCATTATTCAGGCAACAATGCAAGGTGTCTTGAATAATATGGCTGCACAGGCTGCCCCAATATTAACTGAACTTGTCAACAAGGTTCTCGATTTTGCTGCCAGGTCCAAAGAAGGAATTGATGGATCGGTTACAGCTATCATCACAATATTTGAAAACCTGCTTGGCATTGTGCAATCCGTATTTACATTGATTTCTGATATATGGAACGATTTAACAGCAGATATCGGTGATGGAGCAATTTCACAAATCAGCTTTATGGACTTAGTTTCAGGGGCAATGAAAGGATTTGCTGCCGTGGCTGTGGGCTTAAGAGTAAGTATTGAAATTGCATTTGCAGGTATTCGAGCTGTCATTGCAACAGTTTGCCAAGCTATTAACATCGCTATTAACACCGTTGTTAATGTATTCGCAGGTTTTAGAGAGTCAATACAATATGGATTAGATGTTTTAACAATAAAATTTCAAACCTTTGGGAATGTTGTTAGCAATGTACTAAGTTTTAATTTTTCTGCTGCAAAAGTTTCATTGGTAAGTGGTTTATCACAATTGGGTTCTATAACTGATCGATACACTTCTCAGTTGCAATCCAGACTCTCAAACTTAAAAATGGGTTGGAAGGTAGGTGTAAATGGTACTGAGAATTCTTTGGAAGCAGCTGGAACATCAATCGCTAATTCAGCAACAACAGGAGGTAAGCAGTTTAAGAACTTATTCTTTAAGAACCCAACTCCAACGAGTCCAGCACCGCCACTTCAAACACCAACATTTAACTCTAATTTTGGTATTGGTACTGGCGTTAAAAATGCAAATGGATCTTCAGCCAAGGCCAAATCTGATGCCGATGCTAAGGCTAAACAACGAGCAGCCGAACATGAGGCTAAAGCAATTGCTGATATCAGGTATAAGTATGCATCCGAAGAAGAAAAAATAGCTTTGGATCTCAAAAAAGCTTTAGGTGAAATTGAGAAATCAAAAGCCACAGAAGCTGAAAAGGTCAAGTTCCGTATCGTGGCTGAAAAGGAGGCTAGCGATAAAACAATTGCATTGCGTGTCAAAGAGTTTGATGAGGTAAAAAAACTCCATGAACAAAGAATTGAGAATGATCAGCAAAGTGCCCAACGCAGATACGAGATTGAAAAGGCTCAAATTCAAGCTGCATTTGATGCCAAGAAAATTTCAAATGTGCAAATGTATCAGCTAGAAAAAGAGGCTGAAGATAGATTGCGTGAATTAAAGCGCCGAGGCTTAGAGGAACGCCTTGAACTTGAAAATCAGATGAGTACCAAGTCTGGCAAGCAAGGTAATCAGAATCAGATCCTTAATAACATTTCAAACTTAGATACTGATCAAAAAGTATCAGATACAAAGTCGATTGGTTTTATTAAAGATTCTGAAATGAAGGACTTTGAAGATAAGTTTGGTAGTCTAACTTCTAGAATGTCTAATCTTTGGGATCAGGGTATACAGGCCATGATGAATGGCACATTAACCTGGCGTAATGCGACCAATGCTGTTCTAACTGATATGGCAGGTTTCTTTATCCAAAAGATGGTAACAGAACCCTTAAAGCTTTATATGGCTGGACTAGCTCAGCGCTTAGCAATCAGATTAGGTTTTATTAAAACTGAGACTGTATCAGAAAGTATGGGGCAGGCGGCTCAGACTGGCGCTACGATAGCCGGTGAAGCAGCTAGAACTAGTGCAACTGGATCGGGAGTGTTAGCGCGTCTAGCAATTCGTTCTTTTGAGGCCATCAAATCAATCATGATCAGTGCATGGCAAGCAATGGCTCAAGCATTAGCATCTGTACCACCACCTTGGAATATTGCTTTAGGCGGTATTGCATTTGCCGGTGTTGCTGCTTTGGCAGGAAAAGTTGCATCAGCGAGAGGAGGTTATGACATTCCTGCTGGTGTGAATCCTATGACTCAACTGCATGAAGAAGAAATGGTTTTGCCTAGACAGCATGCCAATACTATTCGCGCCTTGGGTAAAACAGTAATGGGCGATGGATCTCTTTCACAAGCTGCATCTGCTGCTAGCAATGATCCAGGATCAATGCAACCAATTAATATCCAAGCTTGGGATACCAAGGATATTAAACGTTTTATGAAAAAACATGGGCGCGAATTGGCGGGTGGACTGAAAGGGTATGGTCGTAACTTTGGCAGATAAGGATTAAGCATGTCGAATGAATTATTTCCAGAATTACCTGGTTTAGAGTGGGATCTGGTTAAGATCCCAACTTTTAACACCAAGATTATGACTTCGGTTAATGGGCGTGAATTGAGAGCGAGCTATCAGGCGGTGCCAAAATATGAAATCTCGTTGTCTTACGCATTCCTCCGAGAAAATAAAGGGAGAACTGAATTGCAGCAGCTTGAAGGATTCTTTTTAGAGAGACGAGGGGCATTTGATTCGTTTTTATATAAAATGCCTGATGATAATGAGTTTAGTTGTAATTATTTAGGTGATGGTTCAACAACAACATTTCAACTTTATAAGACGATGCACAACTCAAAACTACCATTGGGAAATACGAAAGAACAAATCACTAGTGAAATTGACCCTAATATATGGAATCAAACCACAACAAAAACCATGTGGGACTCTAATATATCAAAACCAATGTGGAACCATGCGACAGCTCAAGTTACTACTGATGGCAAATATGTACTTTCTGAGCCTTTAGATATTGGTATTGGTATAACGGTATCAGGTACTTTCTACTATCGCTGTCGATTTAAAGATGACGAGCAGCAATTTGTTAATTTCATGCATAAGCTTTGGAAGGCTGGCAAAGTTGAATTGGTTGGATCGCTAGGGAGCAAAATATGAGACAAGCATCACCACAGCTCATTGCATTACTTGACGCTGATCAGTTTCTAATGGCTGATTTGTATACCATTACCACAATTCAAGGTGATGCATATCGATATACCAATTATGATTTTGATCTTACAGTTGCTGGCCAACTATTTAGAGCAGATGGACCGATCATTGAACGTGAAGGCATTATTCAAAATTTAGGTATTGAAGTAGATAGTTTATCAGTCACGATTATGGTAAATGACGATACGCTGTTAAGTGATGTGCCAATTGTTCAGGCTTTCCATAATGGAATTCTAGATGGTGCACGTTTTAAGCTTGAACGTGTATTTATGAATATGAATACTCCAACTAATACCAGTGCTGGTGCAATCACACTGTTTGAAGGAAGCTTGATTGAGCCTGAAATGGACCGCAATCAGATCCATGTCAATGCTGCATCTGATACGGATATTCTGAATGTAAAAATGCCACGTAATCTTTATCAGCCTAGTTGTTTAAATACCTTGTTTGATAATGGTTGTGGCTTATTAAGTTCTGCTTATGTAGTTAATACGCAAATAGAGGCAAACAGCACATCAAGTCGCATCATTTGCACCTTAAACCAGCCTCAAGGTTGGTTTACTCAAGGCGTTGTGGAGTTTACTCAGGGTGTTAATCGCGGGATTAAGCGGACAGTGCGTTTGCATGAATCGGGAGCATTGTTGCTTACCTTGCCACTTTTAGAAATGCCAGCAATTGGTGAGTCAATCAAAGTTTATCCTGGTTGTGATAAACGACTAGATACTTGCCAAAACCGCTTTACCAATAGAGCACGTTTTAGAGGTGCTCCGTTTGTTCCAATTCCAGAAACATCAATTTAAGAATTTTATATTCAACAGAATCCCTGCCTTAAACCGCAGGGATTTTTTTATAGGAATTTCATAAATGGCAGATTTACCTTTACCAAATGAATTAATAGGCTCATCCCTAACGGAAAGTGCTTTTAAAACAGGTCTTGTTAAATTATTAACAGGTGTTAATCAGGTCGCTGCAGAGGGTAACCAATTCACAGTAGATCAAGATGAAAAAATTGAAATCAGCCGTTCGCAAAATAACAGTAAATTCAGTTTAGACCAAGTGCTGTTTAATGCTATGCCAACCGCGACAACTGGAACACCAACTGTAGTTGTTCGAAATGGAATTAAGCAATTACGGCTTGTAAGTGCAACGACGGGAGGTTCAATTATTGCTCAATGGGATTTTGATGTAGCTTTGTTCACACGTGAATTTGCTGCTTCGATTGTTGTTGAGGGTTTAACGTCTGGGTCGAATGGTCTTGTTGGTATTCAGCAGCTTAATAGTAGTAATGCAATTATTGGTTCTACATATGCTTTGACGAGTGTAACAACGGCAATTACAAAACAGACTTTTAAAATGCAATCTTCTGGCGTTGTTGCCAATTGCAAAACCGTACGATTGGTTGTAAACATGCAAACAACAACAACACGAGAAATGTATGTTCATAGCCCATTCATTGCGGATGGCACAAACGCTGAATTTATTGCGCCACGCGACACAAGGAATGAGAACTTGTTGTTATCTACTTTTATCAAGACTATCGGCAAGAACCAATTCAACAAAGCGTTGGCTGAGGATGGAAAACTGATTGGTTATCAAACAGGAGCAACTTCAGCTTTTGCAAATGGCATGGCTTTTGGTAAACAACCTGTTCAGGCTGGTGGTACTTATACCTTCTGGATGCCCTTAAGTACGTCATTCGCTTTTAAGCACATCATTTACACCTATGATAAGTATGGTGTGTTTTTAGGGATGGATGCCTCTCAAGGTTCATCCAGTGAGTTGGTGAACTCAAATCCGCCTACCAGTATTACTTATGCAGATGGCGACAAAACTGTAACTTTCACTATTCCAGATAATTCAAATATTGCATTCATTCAGATGATGATTGTGTACGCAGCGCACACAACAACTGATTTCAATAATTTAATTAATGGAATGCAATTGGAACTTGGTACTAAGCGCACAGACTTTGCAGCTTATGATCCGAATGGGCAGGAGATGCTGTATTTAAAATCTTCAGCTCTGCTTGATACACCGGAAAGTGGTGGAAGCACAACTGTAGTGGAGGCAGGGAACACATTCACAGTGTACATAGATGGCACCTATGCCTATATCAGAACTCCGTTCAATGATACGTTGGATATGGTTCAATTGGTTCAATACGGAACAAATGCGAAGTGGTCGAATAATGTAATTAACCCTTACCAAATCAAAACCATCCCTAAATCGACAGCAAAAGAAAATCTTGTCACTGCCTACAATGCTGGAGCTTTGGTTGTGAGTCATGGGGATGATGCTGCACCGCTTCGCTACAACGGGACTTATATCGGGGCCAATCATGGTGCTTTTGTTGTTCACGAAGTTACGCAAACAGCACACGGTAAAACATTTGCGGATGTGGGTTCCAAGTGGTCAAACGGCACTCGAGAATATACGTTAATGCGTATCGTGGATGCTAATAAACTGTGGTTCGTTTCTAACAATACGGGAACAGCTACGCAGTGGGTCTATAATACAACCACACTTGCTTCAGGTACATTGACTCATGTTAGTGGCGCAACCAATACAGCAAACATTTCTGTGTCTGCTGATGCGATTACGCAGCTATTTAGTGCAGTTAATAATCATGTTAAGAAGTTAATAACAGATGGCTATAAAGAAATTTCTACATCTGGTTTCTATGATGTTGAGTCACTAGAGTTTATTGATTCATACAACATCATGAATGTTCCGGCTATCGTGGCCTATGCGCAAGCAGGAGCAGGAACTGCAAGTGAGCGTGAATTTACTTCAAACGCTATTGATTGGGATGTTCGTGTTCAGGTTGGCTACCGCTATGCGATAAACGGAAGTTTAACGATTAATACACAGCTTTATAAGAAGTCTGCAATTAACTTTGAATTTGCTGGATTAACTCAGGCTCTACCATTGAGTTATTCTGGTAAGACGTTGCTTCAGTATGCTCCGAAGATGAATACCGTGACAGTTGGTGGAACGCCTTACAATTTATCTAACGTAATTGATGTAACTAGTGTAACCGCAGTGATTAATATGCTTAAAGCTGATTGGTCAGATGCAACCAATCCGCCGGATCGCATGGCTCAGGTCGTTAAGTCTGGGGCAACAAAAGAATATGGTCATGTTATTGGATATAGTCTGACGCGCGGTGATACCAAGCCAAGCATCAGAAAAGACACAACAGATGCAGGTTTCTTCAACGGCCCGACTAAAAAGATGTACCCTAAAGCATTGGTTACTAATCTTGACACTGTATCAAATACGATTGCATACCGTTCACTCTACAACCCAAATCTACTACCAGAAGCAACGGTTTACACTTGGTATGAAGATAACGGTGAAATCTTTGTGATTCTTGATATTCATCAAAGTGCGCCAATGTTAAAACTTCCGCTTCCAGCAATGTTCAATGGTAAGTCTGCCGATGTAGTTGATAGTCATGCAAACTTCACACTACACAGTGAAATTGTGAGTGATGGTGGTCTACTTTGCTCGGTTGTGAATGGATATGCGACTGTAACAATTAAGTTGAGTTGATATGAAAAATCTTGAAGCTGTCGCAGAAGCCATGACTTGGTTAGGAACACCATACCATCATCAAGGGCGTGTCAAGGGTGTTGGTGTGGATTGTGGAACTTTACTTTGTGAAGTTTATGAAAAAGTGGGTTTAATTGACCACTTTGATCCACGACCATATCCACCAGATTGGCACATGCATCAGATGGGGCAGCGCTATCTAGAGCATGTTCAAAGTGTGTGCTATGAAGTTGAAGAGCCGCAACCAGGTGATATTGTGCTTTATCATTTTGGCAAGTGCATCAGTCATGGTGCCATTGTTGTTGATTGGCCAACGGTCATTCATTCCTATATTCATTTAGGGGTTATCATCCAAGATGGCACAAAAGGAAGTTTAGCCCGCCGTCGAGCGGGTTTTTTTCGCATGAAGAGGTTGAAATAATGGGTGGACTTTTTGGTGGTGCCACAATCAGCATGTCAGATACCCGCATTAATTCAATGCGGATCCAACAATCTGCTTATGGGCTTTGTCAGCCGTTGGTTTATGGTAAAACTCGTGTTGCTGCCAATATGTTTTGGTATGGTGATTTTAAAGCGATTGCACATACAACCACCACAAAATCAGGCGGCAAGGGAGGGAAAACAAAAACACAAAACACGACATATACATACAGTGCATCTTTGATGATGGGGCTTTGTGAAAATCAAATTAAAGACATTGGTATGGTTTGGGTGGATAAGGACCAATTAGTTGATAAAGAGGAAGGTGGCATCACTTATCACCCGATTGATCAACTTGGGTTTGAATTGTTCGATGGTAACAACAATCCTATGTGGGGTTATATTTCAGGTGCTCACCCTGACCAAGCACTTAATTACCCATTCCTAGGTTATGTTGCTGCAGCGAATTATGATCTTGGCGGTAGTGCCAGTTTGTCGAATCACAACTTTGAAGTGATTAGTAACATTACATTATCATCAACCATTCATGATGCGAACCCTGCAGATGTGATTGAGGATTTTATAAAGAATCCGCGGTATGGTGCAGCGCCTAGCCTGAACATAGCCAATATGGAAGAGTTCAGAACCTATTGTCGTGCAGCTAATCTTTTAATTTCACCGGCACTAACAGAGCAAAGAGAAGCCTATGAAACCATCAATGAGATTGTTGAATCAGTCAATTGTGCGGTGGTGCCAAGTCCAGATGGTTTGAAAATAAAATCATTTGGTGATGCGGCATTAACAGGGCATGGTGTTACTTATACGCCAGATCTAACACCAGTTTATCATCTAATGGATGATGATTTTATAGGTGATGATGAGCCAGTTAAAGTGCGCCGTAGCCGTGATACAGATGCTTATAATCATGTGCAAATTGAGTACATCAATCGGTACAACCAATACAATACTGAAACTGTTGAAGCCAAGGATCAGGCAAATATTGAAATGTTCGGTTTGCGATCGGAAGATCCTAAAAAATTAACATTTTTTTGTGAGCCTAAAATTGCTCGTCATGTTGCACAGTTGCGTTTGCAGCGGTTACTTTACGTGCGTAATGAATATGAATTTCAGTTGGGATGGAAATATTGCTTACTTGAGCCAATGGATATTGTCACCATTACGGACGAGTCGCTAGGCCTTGATCAATTTTCCGTTCGTATAACACGAGTTGAAGAAGATGAGGATGGTGTATTAACAATTACGGCTGAGGAACTGGCAGAGGGTTCGCGATCAGCTATTGAATATGACCTACAATCTTCAAATGGTTATCAAGGCGGTAATGAGGAACCAGGTGATGTGACAGCACCAGCAATTTTCGAACCGCCTTTAGATATTACAGATGGAAAGAATGAAGTGTGGGTGGCTATATCTGGTGGATTGAATTGGGGTGGCTGTAATGTTTGGGCCAGTCTTGATAACACAACCTATGAAATGATTGGCACTATTTATGGTTCAGCGCGATATGGGCAGTTAGTTGCAGCAATTGATAATGATGACACTTCAATGCAAGTTCAATTGAATACAGCAAGTCAATTATTTAGCGGCACATTATTAGATGCACAAACTGACCAAACTATATGCAAAGTTGGTGATGAGTATTTTAACTATCAAGATGCGACATTAAATGGATCTGGTCTTTATACATTGAGTAATGTGTTAAGAGGGCGTCTTAATGATAGCCAGAACCATAATTCTGGTGAAAGGTTTATTCGTTTAGACCGAGCGATATTTAAACATACTTATAGTAGCAACCTCATTGGTAACATCATCTATTTGAAATTCACAAGCTTTAACGGTCTTGAGCAAAAAGAACAGACGCTTGATGAAGTCACTGCATATAGTTATACACTTAATGGTGGCAGGCTCTCTGGTATTGTTGGCTTGTCACTGCAGTCTCCATTTGTTGGTACGTCTTTCAAGGCACAATGGCAAGTTGCAATAGGTGCAGATGGTTATAAAGTTCAAATTTGGTCTAACGGTGTAAAGTTACGTGAAGTTGAAACCACAAATACTGATTACAGCTATTCAATAGAAGAAGCAAAAGCAGATGGTGTACAGCGTTCATATACTATTCGTGTTGCAAGTAAGAGCGGTTCAAATTTAAGTACATTTGCAGAATTAAGTATCAGCAATGCTGTACCACCTGTGTTATCTAATATTTATACTGCGGCATCTTCAAGCTCAATTACGATTAATTGGGTGCCAAGTGATGTGCCTGATTTAAAAGATTATGCAGTTTGGTTAAGCAGTACAGCTAATTTTGATCCTACAGTTATACCACCATCTTGGACTGGTGCAGCATTAACAACAACGATAGGAGGCTTACAAGCAACAACACCATATTATATTCGTGTTGCGGCTAGAGATGTATGGAAAGATACAACTTGGAATTATTCAAATCAGATTACACAAAGTACTTCTGAATCTTAAAACATAGATTATTTCTATTTAAATCACCTCCTAATTAGGCGGTTTTTTATTATCTGGAGAAAAGAAAATATGGCAGAGCCAGTGAGTAGCGGTGCGGGTGCCGCAGTAGCAATCAAGATGTACGGCATGTGGTTTTTGATGGGAATAGCTATCTTCTCAGCAACTCTCGTTTACTTAGTTGTCGTAATGACACGGATGCCGCGGACACGCAATGAATGGGTTGTGAGTCTAATTACGACGGTAGTTGGTAGCATTGCAGGTGGGGGCTTTTTAATTCAGCGGTTCGGTCTGCATGACTACATTACAACATGGGCAGGGTTGTGTGCGGTGGGGGGATTGTTCTTTGTTTCGGGTTTGCCATTCTGGGCAATCATCAGGTGGACATTTAACTATGTAAACGCACGTGAAAATGCAACGATTATTGAAGTGGTTGAAGAGCTAAAAGACTTCAAAGATAACCTTTAACAAGCAGATCCAATCCAATGCCGCCGTTTGGCGGTTTTTTTACGTCTAGAGGAAAGTGAAAATGAATATTGAAGAATATTTAAATGAGTTGATTAAGCGTGAGGGTGGTTACGTAAACAATCCTGCTGACCGTGGCGGTGCTACAAACTTTGGTATTACTGAAGCAGTTGCTCGATCAAATGGATTTAAGGGGAATATGAAAGATTTGCCTCTATCTACAGCAAAAGACATCTATAAGAAACAATACTGGATCTCGCCACGATTTGACCAAGTAAATGTAATTAGTGCCGCAGTAGCTGAAGAGCTGCTCGACACAGGTGTGAATTGCGGTACTGGGTTTGCGAAGCCTCTACTTCAACGTGCATTGAATCTACTTAACAACCAAGGTAAGGGTGGTTGGTTAGATTTAGCTATAGATGGCGTGTATGGATCCGCAACTTTGAATGCACTCAAAATCTATTTAGACAAACGTGGCAAAGATGGGGAAAAGGTTTTAGTCCGTATTTTGAATATTATGCAAGGGCAGCGCTATATCGAAATCTGTGAACGTAACCCAACGCAGGAGCAATTCTTCTATGGATGGATCAACAATCGAACCGCATAA